CGCCATAGCGGGGCCTTTCGGGCTATCGGTAGACTTCCAGGGCGACCAGGGCGCGGTATTCGAGCGCGTCGCCTGCGAGCCGGGTAAAAAGGCCCTGGCGTTCCTGGCCGAACTTGCAAAGCAGCGTAATTTAATTATCGCCAGCACGGAGCGCGGTAAGCTGCTTTTCTGGCAATCGGCGGACGCAGGTAAGCCAGCGGCGAAACTCCGCCAGGGGGAAGCGCCGGTCCTATCCGTAACGCCGTTTTTCTCGCCCCAGGAATACTACAGCCATATTACGGGGATAGAACCCGTACTCGTGGGCTTAACCGGCTCGCAGTTCACGGTTAAAAACCCGCGTCTGCAGGGCGTTACCAGGCCTATAACATTTAACGCCCCCGATACCGAGGGGGCGGACGTTAAGGCAGCAGTCGAGGCGAAAGCGGGCCGTATGTTTGGTAATATGGTCGCCTATTCGGTTCGCGTAGCTACCTGGCGGGACCCGTTCGGCAAGCTATGGGCGCCTAATACCACGATTAAATTAACCGCGCCCGACGCCATGGTCTACGGCGAGTACGAGTTCGTTATCCGTTCAGTCCAATTTGAGCGGGAAAGCTCGGCCGCTACGGCTACCCTGGACCTGGTAATCCCTGGTTCGTTTAACGGTCAAATCCCGGAGGCCTTACCATGGGACGGCTAGCGAAAATTTTATCCTTTGTACGCGGGGAGCGTAGGGGCGCTAAGGTATCGGACGTTAAGGCCGACCCAGGCGGGGGCCCGAATATAACGGCGGAACACTTCGCACCAGCCGGAGACGACGCGCACCCGATACCAGGCGACTACGTAGCCACCACCAGCGCGGCCGGCACTGGCCGAGAAACCGCCGTCGGCTACCTGGACCCGAAGAACGAATCGAAAGCGCAGCCGGGGGAAAAGCGTATTTACGCCCGCGACCCGGATACTGGCGACGTCGTGGTCGAAATATGGCTTAAGAACGACGGCGAGGCGCTGGTTATCAATGCTAACGGCTCCGTAAAGCTGCGACCAGACGGCGGTAGCGTGGTTACGACCCCGGAGTCTACTTTCGACTGCGCGGCGGACGGCTCTATCGCGGGCGCTAATGGCTCGGGCTCATTCGAGCTACAGGCCGGAGGTGACTTTTTAGTAAATGGCGTTACAATAGATACTAGCGGAAATATAACCAGCCCGGCGACAATTACGGCCCCTAACGTGGCCGGCAGTACATCGGTAACGGCGGCAGGTAAGGAGCTGGCGGGGCACGTACACCTAGCCGGAACACCGCCAGGCAATACAGGACCTAACGTATAATGCAGAACCAGCAAGGCGACGTTACATTATTTCAGACTACCGACGAGGGCGATATCGAAGTCCGCGACGGTTTGGTCGAAATGGGGGGAGGGCTCGAAACGGCCGCCTACCTTTCGCTATTCGGGGGCAATGAAGACGACGACGGCCTCGCCGGAAATAATAAAAACTGGTGGGGGAATCTCGGCGAAATCGACCCAGCGAAACAATACCGAAGCGAGACGCAGAACCTATTACGCGGCGTACCGGCGACGTCCGGAAATCTGCGTCGCATAGAGGACGCCGCGAGCCGGGATTTATCCTGGTTCGTATCCGAGCGGGTCGCGTCCTCGGTAACCGTATCGGCGAGTATGCCCGGCGTAAACCGAATTAAAATAACCGTGGATATCGAGGCTAACGGCATAGAGTCGCGCTTCGAATTCGTAGAAAATTGGAAGGCTAGCATATGAGCTTAACGACCCCTACGACGAAGGAGATAAGCGATAACATTATCGCCCAGCTCGAAGCGTCGCTTAACCAAAGTATCCCACTTTTACCGAAGGCATTTTTACGAGTCCTAGCGCGGGCCCTGGCCGGCGTTTTCGTGCTTTTGTATAAATACGGGGGCTTTATGTTTCTGCAGGTATTCGTACGTACTGCGACAATATCGGAAACCACGGTTAACGGCCGTACGCTTTCCCCGCTTATCGAGTGGGGGCGATTGATTGGTATAGGAGACCCGGCCCCCGCTACTAACGCGGAGCTACTTATCGATATAACCGTCGAGAACCAGACCGGGTCCTTACCTTCTGGCACTCAATTAGTTAACAGCGATAACGGCGTTACGTATATTACGATAGGCTCGGTACTGCTTAATGCTTCTATAGTACAGGCTACGATACGCGCAGTATCAGACCAGGCCGGAGGCGCGGGCGCCGGTGCTATCGGTAATTTATTGCCTGGCGCTACGGTTTCCTTCGCTAACCCACTCGCTAACGTGTCGCGTAACGCCTCCGTGGATTCCCAGACGGTTACAGGAGCAGACGGAGAAACTACAGAGGCATACCGCCAGCGTATTATAGACCGCTTCCAGAAACGACCTCAGGGCGGCGCATATGCTGATTATGAGCAATGGGGGGAAGAACCCGCCGGTATTATAAATATCTTCCCTTATACCAGCGATTCCCCCGGGCAAGTTGACGTATATGTCGAGGCCACGGAAGCGAGTAGCGGAAGCGCCGACGGCATACCAACCGCCGCCCAACTGCAGCAGGTACTAAACTCTATCGAATTGGACCAGTCAGGGTTAGCTACTAGGCGGCCAGCTAACGCCCTTGTTAATGCGTTCCCTATTACTCGTAGCGGATTCGACGTACGAGTTACGGGGCTATTAGTAGATGATTTAGCAGGCGTCCAGGCGAGTATAACTTCCGCAGTAAAAGAGTATTTTTTAGACCGCGAGCCTTTTATAGAGGGCCTTTCTATACTGCCGAGAAAGGACAGGGTCACCCGCAGCGCTTTAGGTGGCGTAGTCGAGGATATCGTAAGCGCTTCCGGCGGGATATTTAGCTCCGTAATAGTTTCTAAGTCTGGGGTTAATATAGAGCTTTATTCCCTTGGTATCGGCGAGAAAGCTAAAGCTAGTACGGTGACTTTCGTATGATATTTTTGCGAGTCTTTAAACACTTACTTCCACGCGCCCGCGCCTGGCGGATAACGGTAGATAAGAAGCTCCGCCAGTTTTTCGCGGGGCTTTCTGGCGTCGGTAAGGATGTTAAAACCTTCTTTGATGGCGTGTGGCTGGATATCTTCCCCGAGACCACGGGGGAGTTAGACGCCTGGGAACAGCAATTCGGCTTAAGAAGTACAGGACTGACCGAAGCGCAGCGCCGCGATAGGCTGGGCGCTTCTTGGAAAGCACTAGGCGGACAGGACCCTAAGTATATACAGGATACGTTACAAGCTAACGGATTCGACGTCTACGTGCATGAGTGGTGGGAGCCAGGTACAGAACCCGCCCCCGGAGTGCACGGCTCCGCGACCCCTAGAAACCCTCTAATGTGGTTACGTAGAGAATTTACCGGCGTTTCGTTACTGGTAGAATGCGGGGAGCCCAACGCCTTATGTGGGGAATCTTTCGCACAAGCTGGGAATAGTTTATCCCCTGCAGGTTACCCGCTGGTAAATAAAATATACATAAGCGAGCCCGATTTAATAACTTTATGTGGTGAGCCGGCCGCAGAAGCAGGCGAGCCCGAGGCTATATGCGGGAATTATTTTACTTTCAGATTCAGATTTAAAGAGTATATAGTCCCGCGAGACCCGGATAAATGGCCTTATTTCCTCTATATAGGTGGCGAGACGTTCGGGACGCTAGCACAAGTTGACCCTAAACGTAAAGACGAATTCGAGGCGCTTTGCTTGAAAATTTGCCCGGCCCAGCAGTGGTTAGGTATACTAGTAGAATATATTTAAAAGGAGCCGATAAAATGGCAATTAACCCAGAAACAAAATACCCCGGGAAAATAGCCCCGTCGACTTCCGATTATCCTTATGGTGCGGCTCGTAACGTAACGGTACCAGGAGACGGGACGGGTACCCCATGGGAAGCAGGAATCGTTAACGATTTGTTAGGCTTTCAGCAGGCGCTATTAAGCGCTGCAGCGATAGTCCCCTCCGGTACCCCAGATAATGCGAATATCTCGCAATACCTACAGGCGGTTAGGGCTATTATATCCGGTCGCACCCCGTCGGCCTTTGCAGACGAGGCGAATATGGCCGTCGGTACTGCCCTCGACGGCTCTACGGTTTCGTTCTTTGAAGGGCAAGCCCTGAAAGTTAACGGCGAGGGCGATAGCTTCACCTGCTACACCGTGGTTACGACTTCGGCGGACGTAGACCTAGGCGGCGGCCTATGGGCTAAAAAGCTATTCGAATCATCTAGCTATAATTTGATTCCAGTACGTGAAACTAAAGTATTCCAGCCGGAAAAAGCGCTTTTCGCTTTCCACTTTGATGGGCCCTATATTTCGAATCTTACCGCTCTTTTGGATAAAGCCGACGACCTCGGCGTAAAAGTATGCGTAGGGTCAATTATAGACTTAACTAACGGGGCGTATGGCGGCCAGAATGAAAACGCTAATTACGGTTATATTGACCAATTAGTCGACGCGGCTAGACGCGGGCATGAAATTTATAACCACGGGACGAGCAGCTCGTTAGACCTATCGCCGGGGACGACTGTATCCGAATCACTACAAGATTATTGGATTAACTACTCGCACGACTGGTTACAAAAGTTAGGCATAAACGCCCAGATGTGGGTTACCTCTAACGGTAAGCCGGTTATCGACCAGACCCCGCACCTTGACCCCAAATATATACCTAAAATTTTGGAGAAACATAGCGTAGCTTTCGGGCGGACTTCTTCGCCATGGAATGACCCGGACGGGTTCCAGGGGGCGAGTTTTGGCGCGGATACGCCAGTAAACGAAGAAGGCCTTACCCGTGCGAATATCGAAGGGGCGAGTCAGGCGCAAATAGAAGCCTTTATCGACTATTGTATCGCTAACCGTCGAGTAGCCGTATTTGCCGGCCATGACTCGGGGAACGGAAGCCAGTTAACCGTAGCGGAGTTTGAAGCCGCGGTTAACTATATCCACGCGCAGGGGTACGAAGTAACGACGTCTCAGGACGTATTCGCGTCATTTACTAACTTATTTAGCGATAACGGGACGACAGCGAAAGCGGCTAATTCTGCGGCGCTTATTGCTAATACAGTTATAGAGGAAAATTTACTAACTACTACTGATTTAACTTATTGGACTAAAACTGCCGCGGCAGGTATTGGTACTACTGTACTCGCTAAAGTAGCGGACGACCGTATCGAGGGGGAGCAATTCACATTAACAGTAAGTGACCCGACGATAGTTAATAGCACCTGTAATTTGGATTTAGTTATTAACCGCCCGTTCAATACTCAAGATATGGAGACCCTTTGCTCTACTATTGGCTTCAATTCGTCAGATATAACCGCTTTCGGGGTCCAATGCGTAATACAATTTTTTGACGATGTAGACGCCGGCGGAGCGTTAATAAAAACATTCGGTACCGGTGGCCTGCAAACCGTAGCCGGTATTAATGAGATTATGTCGACCGTTGCTACGAACTTATTTTCATATAGTAACTGTCAATCTATGAAAATACGTTTTGAAATTGCAAATAAAATAACCTGGGCGGGCGCTAAAGTTTTGAATCTGTTTAATCCGCGCGTTAATCGCGGTAATACCCCGGCGGTATTCAGGAAGAAACGCGGCGCGGTAAGTCCGTTAACAGCGTGGCAAGGCGCCCAGGCATCCGTAGGAACTATCACGCTAGACCAACCGGTCACGCCCAGCAGTTTCGTTAAGGTTGAGGTCGGCGTTAACAATCTGAACCAGGACGTACGCGGGTCGGAGCTGTTCGCATACAATACGCATGATAACCGCACTATCCGCGCCTGGTCGTCTGGCGGCGCTATTTATACGGATTTTGTCGTCCGATTTAATAGCCCGACCGAGTTAGAAGTCCTTAGCGAAACCCCGGTCGGCGGCGGCGACTTCGCAGTTATCGGAGTGTATAGATTCTAATGAAAGCCGAGATTATTAACGAAATTATCCGGGTCGAAGGCGGTTACGTTAACGACCCTAGCGACTCCGGCGGCGAGACTAACTTCGGGATTACCGAAGCCGTCGCCAGGGCCTACGGATACGCCGGCACTATGCGCGATATGCCGCGCGAGGTCGCCTTCGATATCTACGCGGCTCGCTACTGGGACGCGGTCCGGGCGGACGACTTGCTCGCCTTATCCGAGAACGTGGCCTCCGAGGTCGTAGATACTGGCGTTAACATGGGTGCCGGCCGCGCCGGTCGAATCCTGCAGCGAGCGTTAAACGTACTTAACGTGGGCGGCTCGCTCTATCCGGACCTGGTCGTCGACGGCGCTATCGGCCCTATGACTATCCAGGCCCTACGCGCGTACCTGGCGGAGCGTAACGAGCTGGTACTATGCCGGGCGCTTAACTGCCTGCAGGGCGCGTACTATATCGAACTGGCCGAACGCCGCGAGAAGGACGAAAAGTTCGTCTACGGCTGGCTTAAAAATAGGGTGATACTATGAAACTTTGGGACATAATAAAGACGGTAAGCGGCGCAGTAGTTCGTAACGCTGTACCTGGCGGCGGGCTTTTGGTCGACGTCGTTAACGAATTTTTACCGGAAGATAAGAAACTACCGGCAGAAGCCACGGGTACAGATATAGCGAATGTCGTCGACCAGTTGCCGCCGGATAAACGGGCGGAGCTACTGGGGCGCGAATTCGACGTCGATATTACGCAGATACAGGAAAGTAACGCTACGGTGCGGGCTATGCTGGAAGCAGATACGAAAAACCCGCATACGACCCGGCCCTATATCGCTAAAGGTGCGTTCCACGTAGTCGCCTTCGCGGTCGTAGTAGCTATATCCGTATGGGCGTACGGCGTATTTAGCAGGGACGAAACGCTCGTTACTGCGGTAATGGACGGCTGGCAATTCGTCTTAGCCGTTATCGGTCCACTCGTAACGCTACTATGGGCGTATTTTGGGGTACTCAAACAGGAGCAAAAGAACCGCCTAGACGCAGCGGGGAACCGGAGCACGGCTTCCGGATTCTCGGGCTTAATCAATGCGTTAGTAAAACGTAAATAAAGGCTGGTACAATGCTCAATAATAATCGTAACAGGAAGGAAAAAAGGGCTATGCCGGACTTTTTAACGAAACTACCACCAGAGGCGGCGGGGGTTCTTATGGCTATGTTTATCGCTGCTTTGCGGGTCGTCTACGACCGCGAGGAAACTAAACCTATGCGTATTTTACTGGAATCCGGTATTTGCGGCGGCCTCAGTCTAACCGCGTCGTCTGGTATCCTGGCTATGGGCTTGGATATGAACTGGGCTATATTCGCGGGTGGCGCTATTGGTTACTTCGGCTCGGCCACGGTGCGCCAGGTAGCGTTAAAAGTCCTAAACGCCAGAATTAACAGCAAGAAATAGCGACCTACTCGTCGCTACATTCGCCAGCTATAACCCTTTTTACTTCCTGCAATTTTTCGAAAGCGTCGGCCAGGTCCTCTATACTTTCCGCCTCGACGCTTTCTACTGTTTCCCGCATTTCTCTAAGTTCGTGCAAACAATCGAGAAGCCCGTCCCGTATGTCCCCGTGGTATCCCCTGGCGTCGCCTAAGTCTATGGCTGTTATAAGCCTGTAAAGGCCATTAATCGATATCATTTTCCAGTACCCCCGTATTTATAAAAGCCTTATGCCAGGTGACGACCTCCGGGTCGTTAGCGGGTCCGGTATACTCGCGCGGGCCGGATTCTGCAGCTACGAAAAATTTCGCTAACTGCTTCGGGTCCTTCTCTAATTCGAGCTGGGCGATAAACACGTCGTACGCGCATACCGCGAGGCGGAGTTCTTCTTCCGTTACCGGCTCGCCACGGCGGGCCGCGTCGGTTATATCTGATAGCGTTCTCATTCTTTAAGTACCTTAAGTATCGTAGCGTGGGAAATAAGCGGAGCGTACGGGGCGAACGTCGCCGCCCTCGATTCGCCAGACTCGGTACGGATAACGACCCAGTCGGCGCCCGCCACCTCTACTCGTACCTGTTCGTACGCGAGGCTTTCGTCGCCTAAATGCTTCGCGCCGTTCCAGCCCAATTTAATAACGTCCCCTGGTAGTAGTTGCATAATCAGTCCTTCCTATATCGCTTACCGCGCCAGCCGCCGGCGGCCTTAATAGGCCAGTCCGCGCACCAGTCCGGTAGTGTCGCCATAATTTGCTCGAATTCCTCGACCGTGCCGGTACCCTCCGGTACTTCGCTAACTATTTCGTCGTGGATATGCAGAACGACGCTATAGCCCGACTTCTCGACGTTAACGAGGGCGTGGGTAAGGATATCCCGCGCGGTCGCCTGGACGACGTTTTCGCATAGCTTCCCGCCGTACGTATCGAGCCGTAGCCAGCCGGTCGGGCCCTTCTTATAGTCGGTATTCCAGCCCATATACGTAAGTTTAAGGACCTGTTTACCCCATGGCGTTACGTCCGGATGCAATCGCGGAGCGTGGTAACATAGCTTACGGCCGCTAAGTAACTGGCAGTAGAGGACGTCGTCCTTAACGCCGTAGGTAATCCCCCGGTACTGGTAGCACTGGCCGGGATTCTGGACCGCAGCGACCGCCGCGTCTTCCAGGCCGTACCAGAACTTAACGATATTAGGCGATTCATTACGCCAGGCTTTAATAGCGTCCCTAATTTCCTGTTCTTTGAGGTGCTTATCGGCGCCGAATGCCAGCCAGGCACCGTATCCGCCCTGGTATCCGCTCGCCAGCTCCGCGACCTTGCCTACTTTCTTCCTCATAGGGTGATGGTCGCCGGTTTCTTCCTTATGGCGGACGAATTCGTCGAATGGGATACCGGTAATTTTTGCCGCCGACATTTCGTAAATTTTGCCATGGGTCCGGAATACGTCGAGGCGCCATTCCTCGCCGGCCAGGGCAGCCAATACCACTGCCTCGATAGCCGAGTAATCCGAGCATATAAGGTCGTGGCCTGGCGCTGCAGAGAAAAGCCCGCGCAGGCAGCCAGAAACAGCCGCTACCGCGTCGCCGAATACCGTCTCGACGTGCTGCAGTAGTCCGTACTTAATTACCGCGAGGGCGTCTTCCACGGCTTCGATACCCCACTCGGCCGACTCGCTCGCCCAGCCTGGCGCACTACACCAGGGGCAGGCGTCGAGGTGCGGGCCGTAATGCCGGCCGCAGCCGCTAATAGGGTCGCAGCGTAGGACCTTCGGCCCGGAGTTCGGCAGGTTTTGAGGCTGCGGGCCACGGCCAGCGAAACGCCCCGTACGGTCCGCGCCGCAGAATGCGAACAGGTCACGGAGTCGGCCGTCTTTACTAACTCGGCGGTCGATGGCGAACAGCTTCTTAACGCTCGCAGCGCCCAGGCTCGAACGAATCTCTAACACCCGACGCACAGCCTGGGCGTTCGGGAGCTGGCCGAGTTCGAGGGCGACTTCTACGTCGACCGGGTGGACGTCTTCCGGTATCTCGCCGGTTTTCTGTATACCGTCGAATAGCTTAAATTTTCGGAGCTTATTATCTACGCTATCCGCGTCCAGGCTATCCATACGGACGCCCTGGCCCCCGAGCCAGCCGCTTAGCTTCTGTATTTCGCTGGCGCCCTTAACGACGCCGCCGGTTAATGCCTGCAGCTCGGCGGTATATTTCTCGTGGGCTTGCTCGATAATTGCCTTACAGTTAGCCAGGGCGTCGCGGTCAATTGATACGCCCCGGAAGTTAATACGCTGGTCCAGGAGCCATAATTCCAGCTCGGACGGGGATAGGTCAGGTATCACTGCAGAGACCGCCGACTCGGCTTTAATATCGCCGAGGTTATAGTCGTACAGTTTGCCGGCGTCTTCGGCGTGGTCCGGGTCGTACGGGTGGTTACGGCGGCGGTCGTCGTTCTTCGTCGGGTTACGGGGTTTACTGAATTTATTCAGCAGGCGCCCGCCGTCGGCGATTTTCTGGTCTGCTGCCTGAAGTACGTCGGCCGCTTTCCCCAGGGCGCCAGGTAACGAAAAGGCGCGGGCCTTGGCCATGGCGTCCCGTAGTTGCTCGAAAGGCAGCTCCGGCCAGCCCATACGCCTACAGACGTTTTCCCAGATATGCCACTCAAAGGCACTATTCCAGGCTTCCAGTAGACCGCCGGCGACGATATGCGCGAACAGGTCCTCGGGTGGCGGCATACCGGGGAGCCACAGTCTCGGCCCTACACCGTCCTTTAGGTTATACGCCAGGCTAAGTACCTCGGTCGACGGATGCTCGGCGTATACGGACGCGCCTACCGCGCCCAGGCCGTGCGGCGGGGACTTTGTTATCGACTTCCACTTCTTCGCCTTCTCGTCGAAATAATAGCCGGCTTCGCTATAGGTCTCGAAGTCGAGGTCCGGGTAAATGGTCGCGTACCCGGTGCCAGAAGGCAGCCGGGAGTACGCCGGTAGCGTGGACGGGTCGACTATATAGCCGCCCATTGCGTCCAGCTCGTCCGTAAGCTCGCCGGGCCTGCAGGCGTCGAGCGTCGGGTCGTAAATAATTGAACTCATACCGGCCCCTTAAAATTTCTTACCGTCTGATTTAGCCCTATTCTCGCGCTTATGGTCCGCGCGGCTACGGTTATATGCCAGCTTCTCCGCCATAGCCCCGGCCAAGTCGTAACCGTGGCTTTCTGCGGTCGCCTCTATTGACCGGATAAGGTGCGAATAGTGATAATTTACGACGCTATCGTCTTCGGTAGGGTCGTCTTGTAGGTTATGCAGCAGGCCAATAAGGCAGGCGTTAATAAACAGATGCTTACCGCCGATACTCATATCCACGGCTAGGCATTGCGGCGGCGGCGTAACTTTATCGTCGAATCGCCAATTATACCGGCCCCCCAGGTCAAGGACCCGGATAAGCGCGTCGGCGAGTTCTACTTCCCCCATTTTGCGCGTAGGGAGGTGGTCGTCCATAAGGTTTTTACGCTCGCCTTCGGTCGCTTCTGCGACTTCGGTAGAGACGAGCTGCAGCGTTTGGTAGATACAGCGGTTAGGGTCGTCCCACCAGCCTACGGCCTTATTCTGGGCGTAAATTGCGGCGGCTTCCCGGTCGTAGTTAATCATAGTTACATACCCTCGGTTTCGATTGTTTCGGCCGTAAGCGCTTGGCTCGGCCCCCAGATAAATTTAAGCGCCGCGTGGCTGGCTTTCACCTTGCCCCAGAACCCCAGGTTAGGGATATCTTCGATACGCTTAGCGTTACGGACGGATGCAGGCGCAGCGGACTTTACGCGGCCTTTAACGAGCGCGTCGTTATGGGTAAGTACCAAGTCGCCGCGTAGGTCTAATATCTGCTTCCCGCCTTTCTTGAAAAAATACATACGTTAGCCCTATTAAAAAGCGGCCGGCGTAGCGCTATCCCGATTACTTCCTCTAGCGGCCTTTACTCGTCGCATCCTGCGCGAACGTAGTTTTATCACCTCGGCACGGGGCAAGCGTTAGCCGGCCTAAACAGTTACAGGACCCCGAAGGGCCCGTTAGATTACTGCGCTACTGGCAGCGCGTGGACTTGCTCGGCAGACCAGCCAGCGGCTACGAGCTGCGCTTCGGTATAAGCGTTACCGTCCGGGTGCGTATATTTCACCTCGGCAGCAGGCGCCGGCGCGGCGGGCGCTGCAGGACCACCAGGAGCCGCCGGAGCAGGAGCGCCACCAGCGGGGCCGTTAAGGAAGTCCGGGGCCGGTTGCACATTAGCCGGCGCACCAGGGCCAGCCGCAGGCGCGGGGGTAGCTGCAGGAGCAGGAGCGCCTGGACCGGCTGCAGGAGCAGCGGCGCCAGGGCGGGCCATAGGCACAGCAGGAGCCAGCGGGGTAGAACTCGCGCCGGCTGGAAGATTACCGGCAGGAGCGCCGCCGAATACCGCCTCGCCACTAGGACCGGTAACAATTTCTTCGCCGTAACCTACCAGCTCTACCATAGAGTGATTTAAGAAAATCCCCGGTTGTTGCTGCGAGCCGTTACCCTTAACCGTGCCGTAGATACGCACGTAATAGCCGCGCTTAAGTTCGGCAGGGTTAACAATCTGCGCCGCGCCGCCTTTCGTATAGCATTTAGGGGCGAAACCGCCGGAGAAGTTTAAAACCCAGTGGCCGGGGAAGCCTTCGCGGTCGCAAGGCTTAGAGCCCTTAGAGTTAGGGACCTGGCTATCGCCGTCGATTACCTTAAAGGCAAATTTAGGGCTAATGCAGTTACCTTGCGCGTCGAATAATGACGGGAACGACTGGCGGGCCTCCCCGTGGATTTTACCCCAAAGCTCCGCCCAGCCCGGGTCCGTCTTCGGGATAGCGATAGCCATAAAATAATCTACGCGCTTCTGGCCGGCGTTAGGGCCGTTTTTAATTACCAGCGGGTTACCTTCCGCGTCGGTAGTTTGTGGCTCGAAACAGTCGCCTTGTACCAGGCGGCCTACGGGGGTCAAAATTTCAGTAGCTTTTGTACTCATGGTAAATAATCCTTAGTTGGAGTTAGTTTCTGATTCTTTAGTAAAGTCCACGTACTGCAGCGCGCAGCCGTCTTTTTTGACCGCTTCCAGGCATACCGCCTCGGTTTGGTCTTTAACGTACTGCAGCGCGCAGCCGTCTTCTTTGACCGCTTCCAGGCATACCG